TTACACTATTGAGGGGTTTTAAACTCAAACAATCCTTTGAGATAGCAGTTCGTGGGTCACGCACCATGACATAGCTGGTACCATCATATACCGGATGGCACTGGCAAAAGTTAATCTCCTCAAATGTATGTACGGGTTCCTCAATGGTCATGTCAAATCCATATGACATAAACCATTCACTCAACCCGTCCATAAATCTTTGGAGGTCAACTTTCTCCATGATGGTGACACTATCATCACCATCATCAGCAAGCCTAATTTTGACCCCCCTTTCTGCAGCATAAGTATGGATGAGCCCACACATAATAAGAACATTTCCCAAAGCGGTGTTAGAGTCACCACTCATCCTATTACGCCTCACTCTATACTGTATTTTACCTTCCTTTGTGTAACCAACGCCTCTATTATCACGTTGCAAACTCATTAGTTTACTAAAATACTTATCACCACGATAAAATGATTCATACACACTATGCTCCCATAATAAAGCTGGGTGTGATACATGCTCATCAAATCGTGACGCATCCAAACTCACTGCTACTGGGCATGAAAACTCATCCCAGTGACCTTTTAATGCTACCGCTCTATCGCGCGCATTTAAACACTTAAAAACCACGGTGTGGCCAAATACCGTGTTTATGTTTCTATAAATTTTCTTCTCTATCGGTTTTATATACCGACCTGTCTCCACTACGTACCGAGGACTACGTGGTTGTATAACCCTTGGTACAGCATTCGGCTTGGCGGAAAAGTTATACTTCTCCCTCTTCACAAAAGGCCTTATGTTAGCTAGCTTCGGTGTAAATCCGTACTTGTTGTTATCATCAACAGCTTGTTGGTATATCTTCACTCTCCGATCCTGGAATAAATCTACAAACCCTTGTGGGGTTAACGGGATGGGACAATGGGATAAGCCAATAAGCAAATTTGTGAATACTTGCAAGCCTTGGAATTTACCAGCTACTACATCAGGCGGACTTTTGAAGAGACCATCTTTTTTAACATAAAAGACACGCTCAAGCAAGGCTTTCTCTAGGGTGGTTAGAGAATTATGGTACACTCCGTACACACATTCATTTGACAGATAATGAAAGTGGTCCAACGAACGGAGTGGGTTTGGGGCTCCTAAGTAATGAGTTACCTTCAAATCGGGGTGGATAGGAGCTTGTGTTTCACAACACTCCACCTCTGGTAACTTACCTAGGCACCCCTAGGCTCTAGGTGTAACCCCCCTGCTCCTAAAGCTAAAGGGATTCCACCAGGCCTTCTGGGACATCCAACGGGTATCTCTTAATGCTAAACGATCCTGCACAGCCCTACTGTTCCTAAACTT